GGGGTTCCCCAGAACTTGTAGCGATCAAGTTGCACCGTCTGGCCGGGCTGGCGAGTGAAGTCATGGACGACCACAGGCTCAGCAGCCATCTCGCAAATGTAAGCGGGGTGAGGGCGATAAAGCTCCGCACCTAGCAGTTTTGGAAAATCGTTCTCCTGGTCTCCAATTTCTTGAAGGGGTGGACCATCTCTTCATCCCAGAGGGATGCCGGACGCTGTATCTGGTATTACGTTACAAGATCGTGTAACACCCAGTGGCCTCTGCACGTTCCAATCACGGGCTTGATTGGCTTCGCTCAGGATTACCCTCGTCTTTACGTTAGGGCTTCCCTGAATTCATCCGGTTTTCACTTAACGATTGCTCGCTAAGGTGACAACGCTTGAGAAGTTCAGGTGAGGTAAAATTTGGAAACTTGTTCATAAACATCATGAATCCAAAATTAGTCTCAGGATTTGGTAATCTCTACTTAACTGAATCCGGAAGAGCTTTTGAAAAACACTTGGACGATAATGACCAGGAGTATTTTGAAGAACTTCCTATACAACACACTAGTAAGTATGATCGTGTCTCAATCCTTGTTGACGGTAAAAGAAAAAGATTTAATTTACACGTCTTAATGGCTGTTGCTTTCTTGGATTTAGATTTGCGTTCACATGGAACACACAACTTTTCTTTGCAAGTTAATCATATAGATAACAACAAAAGAAATAACAATCTAAATAATTTAGAGATTGCTACTAAACAAGAAAACCTTATAAGAAGCTGGACTGAAAACAATCAAATTAACAATGGTTTTGCAAGTAAAGGAAAGGCGAAAACATCACTCAGGAAATTTTCTAAAGAAGATGTGAAACAAATTAAATCTTTAAAAGAAGCAGGTCTTTCATACAGAAAGATTGCTGAAAAATTTAATTGTAATCACGGTGCTATTTACCAAATGCTGAAAGGTAATACCTACCAGGATCTGAACTAGCTATCAATGAACACTTTGGTTTATCCTCCAGTGTCAGGTTTATCGGGTGAAAGATAAAGCCAAACGGCTTATCTAACAAAATACTAGCATCAAGTAATTTTAAATACTAAGAGGGGGTAATAATTACCCCCTCTGTATTTATCATTCCATTACAAACAGCTTGTTAGCCATTGTTGATGGATTTGCCTGGTTCAGGATACGCCAAGCGTTCTGCGGATCATTAATCATCTGCTGGTCAAAAACATTCCAGAACTCACGGGTATTCTGTGGACTGGACTGCACGGGAGGAGCAGGCATAGCTGCGCCACGAGTAGGTTGGACGGCAGTCGGATAACCGCGAGTTTCTAGCTGTTGCGCGGACTCATAGACAGGGTAAGGTCCCTGGGGTCCGAAGAACTGCAAGGTGTAATCTGACAAAACATCGGGATTAGTTAAAATCTCGTTGTATGCCTTGTTTTCGACGTGCTCGTTGACTGCAAAAGCTGCATAATCGCAAAGCGTATCATGTGCCCAAATAGCATAGTCGGCATAGTCAGCCAGACACTGACGCTCATCTTGAGCCCAAATTACTGCGTCATCGAGAAGCTTTTCTAGATTTACCGCGTAATTGTTTAGAATCCCTGGTGCCTCTGGACCGAACGCGTTCAGAACCGCCCTGCTTTCCGGACTCAGATTGTAATAATCCGCTATCGCTCCGTCCACTTCCGCGTGGGCTTCCTCCGCCGCCCGACCGTATAGAGTCGAGGAGGTTGGGGAATAGCTGGGCGAGGATACCTGGTTGGGCGACCAAGTCAGGCGATCCGATTGTGAGATACCCGGGCTGATCGCTTCCGCCTGTGCCCAGTTTCCCGGGATAGCTTGTGGGTATGTCTGGGCCGGAGCTGACGGTGCTGCCTGGAACGGGGATGGGGCTGGCTGACTCAGTGCTCCTACCACCTTGTTGAACGCCGCCTCCCATGGGTTGGACGGAGGAACCGCCGCCGGTTGGGATTGGGGGACGTATTGAGACGGGCTTGATGGGTAATTGATAGGACCCGCCGGAGCCTGTTGGGGGTAATTCATACCCACCGGAATTTGAGCCTGAGGCTGCGCCACCGGAACCGGTGCTGCCGCCACGTAGCTGCTGGGGGCGACGGCCACTGGTGTTGGGCTCGTCGGTTGGATCGATTGGACGGTAGCGTCCTGCATAACTCATCTCCTGTTGTAATGCTTCTAAAGTTCGATACAGATAAGGTGTTAAATCCAAACGTGGATCTGCAGCCATAGGTAAATCTGGTGACTGCGGGTGAGGGGTCTGCATCATTCCCGACACCAGGCGACTGAATGCTTGGAAAGCTCCTTGCAATTCATTTACCATCCTGAATGGGAACCCCGATAACATCGCGGCTCGTTCCTCATCCGTTTTTTGTGGGAAAAGAAACTTCAGTGCTTCTATACTATCAACACCCAATTCTTGCAAGTTTCTAACAACAATTGAATTGTTAATTAGATCCTGAGAGGTGTCTTCGTAGACCGGTCCAAGCCAGCGCCATTGCACAGTTAAATCCCCATCTGGAATTAAACCAATGACAGATGGTGGAAGCATTTCAGTCTTAAGTGCGGCCATCATGATCCGCTTAATTTGCTGATCATAAGCAGCCATTGCATCTGCATATAGCTCCTCTTCTTGTGCCGTAGCTTCCTCAGACAAGTCAATCGGTTTTTCTAAACCAACAGCTGCGGCTAAGCTATCTCTGAAAAGCCTCTCTTCCTGATAAATAATTAATTCCATGCAACGTGAAATGCCATGCGTATAAATAGCGCGACATTTTTTCTTTGCAGTTGCAGCAACTCGACCGTAAATAGATTTAAGTTCAGTCGCAGTTACACTTGCCGAAATACTGATTTCATCCTGACCACCCAAGGCGGTACGGATTTCCTCACGTAAAGTACGGCTAAAAGATACCTGATCACCTGTAACAGCGTCGGGTACGATATAACCAACACGGTCGTTTGGCTCTAAATTAGCGATGACACGAGGAACACGAATGTCTCCACCCATGCCACGCGAAATTGGATCTGCTTTAAACATTGATTTGCTTAAAGCGTTTGCACTCATGAAACCAGAATTAGCAGCAATTGATGGTCTTTGGACCGTCATGTCCCCTGATTCCATTAGATCAGTTTTTGGTCGCGAAGATAACAAGGTAGGATTGCCAAAGAACTGAATGTTCTTTCGCATGTTTTTAACCATGTCGTCGTGAAGACAAATTTGATCAGCTAAGGAATCAAAGTCACCTACACCTTCTGTCGCAAACCCTTTGGGATTGTTAAAAATCTCTACGCAAGGAATAAAACCTAATGTGTTTTTAAGCTTCTTAGTTTTACCGGGTGCTGCTTGATCTGGCATATCAAAAGAGATATGTCCATCTGAATGTGTTTCAGTAATTAAACGTTTTTTAATTGAAAGCTTAATATATTTTTTAGTGCCTGTTGCATTACCCATACCCAGATGACCTGTATGGCCTGTCATGGGAGAGTCGTCAATAGTCACTGGCTGCATAGTGCCCCTACCTTGGCGCACTTTATAGCTATAGATGATTACAACTTCATCTAATTCGCCATCAACATTGTAATAAGTTCTGTACTCGTGCTTCCTAAAAAAGTAAAGTCTGTAGTTGTTGTTAGTAGGTCGAATGTAAAATAAACCTTGACCGTCACAAAGAAAATAATCCCAAATAGAATCTAAACGTGTGTCTAATTGATTGTATTTAGCAACACGATCTAAAAAGTCTTTACGTTGGTTGCCAAAATTATCTTGACCGGGGAAGAATTCTACCCCTTGGCGAATGCCAAATAATCGCATCTGTGCTAGATGTCCAGCAACGATTCCGGTGTCGATTCCTGCGCCACCATCTTTATCTAGATAAGCATTAACAATGTCTTTTAATCTTGCCTTGGAATCTACTGTCGCCATTTACTGGGTCATCTAGATCATTTTATTTTATCACTATTTTCCCTTATATCTCTTGGCTGCACGTGCGGCTTTACTTGCTTTCTTTGCAGTCTCTGTATTTGGTACAAACTGCTTACCTTTTCTACTAGCTGCTTTTTTCTTTTCGTCAGTTTCTCTACGTTCTTCCTCTGACATCTTTGCCCAGGCAGCTTTGGGTAGATATCTTTCTGTTCTTCCTTTTTCTATAGCTTTATCAGCCATCAGTAAGCACCTACTCCACTCCTATAATAAAAAGGATTTTCATTTCTGTATTGATCTACAGTTTGATCCATCAACGCTCTCCCTGGTGATACAGAGGGGACGCTCATTTCCTGCTGAGGTAAACCTTGAATGTCAATCCGATTTGTTGGCGGAACAAAGGGATCGCCAGCTCTTATGTTTAATTGCACTGTTGGATCATATGCTCCTTGAGGACCCATGCTAAAACGTCCGCCTACTGTAAGGTTTCCTTTTTTATTAGTTAAGGATCCACTTACCTCTCGCATAAACGGATTAACCCCAAAACTAGAATATTTTCCTGCTAGCTGAAAACCACCTCCAGGCGAAATAGAAGCGCTACCGGTTTCATCGCCTAAATTAATAGGCTGTCCTGTTGCCATACCTAAAATGGGATTCACATCAGCAAAAAAGTTTCCTAATTGTCCTGACATGAATTGGTCTTTTAGAACACCTATTCCTTCTGTTACTGAAGAAAGTGGAGAAAGATTTTTTTTAGCCTGAACAAAAGGTATTCCAAAACCTTGATAAGCCTTGCCACGATAATCACCTCCTTCCGCAGCAGATTTCTCTCCTAAAAACTTAAGAAATTGATCTTCTCCGATATAAGAATTTTGATTCATTACCTTTTCTCCTTTACTTTTTTTGCAGCGGTTGCCGCTTTCTTTGCTTTGTTCTTATCATACTCTTCCTTAGTCTGCCAATCTTCTTTTCCCCACTTCTTCAGACTTTTTTGACTCTTACCTTCTCCTCCTTTATAACCTCCACCTTTGGATTTATATTCCGACGCCACTAGTTGAGCTTTCCGCGCAGACCACTGGCCAGGCTTACCGCCTTTACTGCCAGCCATTACGCGATTCTTAATGGATTCGCGCAATCCCGGATTTGTATATTTGGAATCGTCCTGTGGCATTTAGCTAACAAATTTGTTGACAAAACCTACAGGAACTGAAGCAAGATTCGGATCGCTGCTATATCTCTTATTCTCCTCATCTTCTAGTCGAATTTGTTCTAATGCTTCTCTACGCAGTTGATCAATAGAGCGTGGTCCGATGAAACCATCTCCCATTGGGATTTGATCTTGGTAGCCCGGCATGTTGTAGAAACCAGGACCTGAGGGTGCTTGGGGAAGAGTATCAACAAAGGTAGGCTGTTGAGCACCACCTGGTAATCTACCGCCAAAATATTCCGCATCTGTGCGGCCATAAAGGGAACCCAAATTTTTAAGGCCCGTCTCAAAGGCCCTCTTTAAAGGGTCCGTTAGCATATTCATGCTTGGAACCATTGTGTTCCGTTGAGGCTGCGGTCTGCCGTAAGGATCTCCGGCGACGACACCAAAGTTTCTCCGGCCCTCCAAAATATCAAGGACTGATCCATTTTGATCGAAGGCTAGTTGAGGGCCACTGCCTTTATCCTGACCCCCAGTATTAAAGTTAAGGCCAACCATGTCCGCCCCAAGGGTTGCCCTTTGCATACCCTCAAAATTACCAGGTGCACCTGGTCCCATACTGCTGTAATACATTTAATAACCCTCTACATTTTGAAAGAAAAAGCGCTATTACGCCTCTTCTTCAGCCCCCATAGAACCCATAGGACCCATAGGACCCATAGGACCCATAGGACCCATAGGACCCATAGGACCCATAGGACCCATAAGACCGCCTCCAGTGAGTTGCGCACCTGCGCTATACATACGCTTAACGTCCATTGGAGTTAAAGGTCCATACATGGCCATGCCGTTGATTGGCATTGAACGTTGTAGATAGCCCATCGCTCCGCTAGGACCCATTCCCATCATTCCTGCTTGCATAAGGGCTCCTGTGTTGCCAGGTGCGCCGGGCATGTTGGCATCGCCACCGCTCATCATCATGGTTCTAAAAGCTTTTTTACTATTCTATTGGTATAAACTTTTCAGGATCATTTACTTTTGTAAAAATAATGCCATTTCCTTTTAAGCGAGAATTGAGGACATCACCCTCGCTCCAATCAAGAATATCAAGCAGTTCATCTGATAAGATCACATAGCAGCTGCCATCTGACAATTCATTGATCTCAGTAATTTCAATCATCTTTCAATTGTTCTTTCAACAAGCTTATCAAGCTTAATATTAATTTCTGAAAATGTATCGTTCATTCTCTGCATTTCTCTTATGTAATCTGCTTTTAATACATAATCAATTGGCATTCTATCTACTTTGTTTTCTATCTCTCGCATACGATTGCCAAATTTCGAGAGAGTCCATCCACCCCCCGTTATTGCTGCTATGCCAACAGCTATTAAATGTTCCATGGGGGTGCCCTCTTTCCTTTATTATAATTTTAAAAATCCACTTGTAGATTACCTTTTCTAGACAAACCATTCAAGAGCCAAACCAAAGCATCAACGCAGTCATCATGACTAGCTACTCCAAAATTTGTAAGCTCTTCAAACATTGCCGTGAAGTTTCTATAGCGATTAAAGATTACTTTTCTTTCCTCAAATAATCCGATTGTACCTCTAAATCTAGCTAACTTATCAGAACGAAAACCTTTAACTGGATGCCATACTAAGTTCCACAGACTTTCTTGATTTAAACAAACTCTTTTAAAATCAGCCTCAAGACTAGCTTGGTAAGCGACCGCTTCACTATAAATGTCACATGTAGACATGGTGGGATAGTAAAGACCTTTCTCATCCTGTCCAAGAATATTCCAATCAACTAACATCTCTTTTAACGCATCTAATTTTTCTAAATTACCCATTACTCTTAGTCGACGGTAATCAATAATGTGTATTCGATCCTCAATTCTTCCTCCTAAGACCATGACTGTAAAATCATTTTTTTCTTTAACGCCTGAAGACAAATCAATTCCGACAGCGAGTGAATCGAATTCAGTAGCAATTTCAGCCTTGACTACTAACTCTGGGGCAAGGGAAAGCTCATGCTGCCTCACAATTTGATTCATATACTGAAAACTAAATGCAACGGGTGCCTGTCTTTTCTTCTCTAATAAATAATCAATTGACCAAAATTCAGGCCAATAACTAAGTTGCTCTCCTGTTTCTTCATCAGTGTTTATAGCAGAAAGCACAACTTGATTCCAATTATTATTCTCATTGAATGTGGTTGCATGAATATCATCATGCCGAAAACGAGTGCCTAAACAAATAGCTCTACCTCCTTCAAACATCGTTGGTGCAATAACTGCATTCCAGTTATCTTCCATTTGTTTTCTAACATCTGGATTGGCAATATCAGATGCTGATTTAATGGGGTCATCAATCATGACCAAATGTGAACGTTTTGATGTAACGGATCCTTTCAGGCCAGCTGCGCATAAAGTAAATTGCTCTTCGCCTGTAGTATCAATTCCTGCAAATCTATGATCAATTGACCAGTACTCATTGGAAGTTACGTTTTTAAGTAACTTAACTTTCGGAAAAACTTCTTGATATTTCTTACTTTCAATTATTCTTTTAATTGTTGCAGATTTAGAGCGTGCAATATCTACTGTGTAAGAAAGATAGAGTATCTGTAAAGGCTTACCTGCAGTCGTGTGAATACCAATAGCCCACGCAGTTAGTAAACCTAAGACAGTAGATTTAGCAGAGCCTCTTGGTGCAAGAAGATCAATGTTTGGTCCACCTATTTTTAATAAGCATTGTGTATCCAGTCGAGTAATAAACTGTTTATTCCATTCTTTATGATGTGATGCTGGCGGTTTATCTGCTACATACTCACAAAAGTAACCAAAATCATCACGCGCTTTTTCAAGTTGTTCGATATTTTTGTTGGGTTTAATTTGTTGCCTTGCTGCAGCTGCACGCGCATTTCTACGATATGCTTGATAACTATAAGAAGGCATAAAAAATTCCCTATTCTTCTACACTAACAAAGAATAAGGAAATTTTAACAATAAAATTAATTATCGCATTCTGCGGCGTGCTTCACGATTTGCCCTTCCAGGTCCCATGTCCATACCTTCAACTTCTTCTTCTTCTTCCATTCCCGGTGCCATTCC